AGGTAATGCTTGCCAGATATGTGGTTTTGGACCTTATGTTGAAAAATCTCATGCATTCGATATGCATCATGTAGATCCTAAAGATAAGAAAATGAATATTGCCAGAGCATATGATAATGTACCAATGACATCTAACAAGGTGTCAACTGTAAAAGAAGAAATTAAGAAGTGTGTTCTACTCTGTGCAAATTGCCACAGACTGGTGCATGCTAAAATATTAACTTTAGATGGAGGGGGAATACAATGAAAAATGTTAATTACTGGACATGGAAAGACTCAGAGGTCATTGCACAGCTTGAGCAGTATGGTGTAGTGTTGGATCACTATGATCGTAAGGAAGCTATAAACCAACTCAAGATTGAGGAAGCTAAAGCTGGGCTTATAAAAATGGCTGTTGAGAATGAGGATGGCACTGTTGATACTGAGGAAGAAATGATTGAAAAAAAACCTGAGATGCAAACTATGAAAGTGATCTTTCATAGAACAAGTGACATCGATGCGCCATATGTTTTCATCGGGCTTAATGGAGTTTGTTTTTACATCCGGAGAGATGAGGAAATAACGATACCAAAATACCTTATTGATAGCGTAATCAAGGATGCTGTAGAAGATCGGCTTATGCCTGTAACAGCCCCGGGTGGGGACATCAACTGGGTGACACGGAAGGTTCAAAAATATCCGTTCTCTCTCGTATAATCAAAAAGGGTTTTTAATGCGTTAAAAAGGGGAATCTAAATGGGAACTATTCTTGCATCAGCAATTGTGGATAAGGCTGAGATAATCTTGCTGGATACCACTAATGTTAGGTGGGCTGCAACTGAGTTGCTTGCCTACCTTAATGAGGGGCAACGAGCAATCGTACTTCTTAAACCAGATACTAATGTTACAACTGATTCGTATGCCCTCATTGCTGGCACTAAACAACGCATTCCTGATGGCACTTCAGATTATCAGAATGCAACGCCTACTACATTACCAGCCGGTATCATGCTTATCGATGTTGAACGCAACATGGGTACAGGTGGTGCTACAGCAGGTAGAGCCGTAACCATTGTGGATATTCGTATCATGGATACTAATGATCCTGATTGGCATGCTGCTACAGCTGCTGCTGAGGTTAAGCATTACATGTTTGACATAAGAAACCCAAAGGTATTTTATGTTACGCCCCCACAGCCTACTTCCGGATTTGGTTATATAGAGGTATCGTACTCCTCACTGCCAGCGGACGTTATAATTTCTGCTGCAATAACTTTGGATGACATCTATTCTGATGTTCTGCTTGACTACATTCTGTACCGGGCATACCAAAAGGATGCAGATTATTCAAAGGACGTTGGTCGTGTGCAAGGATACTATTCCGCATTTAGAGGTGCCCTTGGATTCGTTGATCAGAAGGAACAAATGGAAGCACCAAGACCAGCAGGGAGGAATTAAACATGACTACAGCCTTAGCTGAATTTGTTAAATTAGTTGCACCTGATGTTATACCATGCCCCAGTCCTATAGTGGAGCGTGAGGTAACTGGCGCTATAATTGAGTTCTGTGAAAAGTCGGATATTCTAACTAAAGAGTTTAATGTGGAACTAAACTCAGATGATATTGATACAGACACACAGGATTCGATTGATATAGTAGTAGGTGAATATCTTGGAGACACATACAGACCTGTATCTATCATAGGTATTATGATTGACAGTGTACCATACATACCTGAGTCCCGGGAGATCATGAACACGATAGAGTACTGGGATACAGTTAAAGAGCAGTCAGTAAAGTATTTTCACTTTGTGGATAATTATCTTCTACGACTGTATGACATGTCAACATCTGATTCGTATGCGTACATCAAGATGACAGTCAAGCCCCTGAGGACCAGTACTACATTTGCTGATGTCCTTTACGAGGACTACGCTGAGACTATTGCTGCTGGCGCTAAGTATCGTATCCTTAGCAATGCTAATAAGGAATGGTCTAATTCTAAGATGATGGAAATTAATTACCGTAAGTGGAGACGTGGTTTATCAAGAGCAAAGATGAGACGCAACAAGAATTTCACTCATGTTTCACAGCATGCCAACTGGAGATCTTTCGGAGAATAAACCATGCCTAATGATATATTTTGGTCAAACTTTAAAGGCAGACTTCCAAAGATAGGGGCACGATCCCTACCACAGAATTATGCCCAGACCGCTACTAATGTTGATCTGAGATCTAATCAGTTAAAGCCAATCAAGGCACTAAACACTGCAGCAGTTTCTCTTGGTTCCACTGCATGGCGATCCATTTATAAGATGGGTGCGACAAAGTGGCTCCACTGGACACAGGACGTTGACGTTGTCAGAGCCGGTGTTGTACCTACAGCTGAGAAGAATCTTACTTATTACACTGGTGATGGGTACCCTAAGCAAACAGATGATGACTTTATGGCTGCTACTGGTACTCCTGATAGTACAGCTGATTATGAAAGGCTTGGTGTTACAGCACCAGTAGCAGCACTGACTATAAATATACATGGCGCAGGTGACGGAGTTGTAGTTGATTCTGTAGCATATCAATACACATATGTTTGTGTTCGTAACGGGGTGGAGCATGAGTCAGCGCCATCACCAGCAACTGCAGCTATTGACATTGAGACTGGTCAGTACGTACATGTGTCCGCACTGGTACTACCTGTATTTGCCGATACTGGCAATAGTGTAGATTTCTATCGTGTCTATCGTGTCGCTTCCGGTGATACAGGTGCGGATTATTTCTTACTATATGGCAGACGCAATGCTGCGTCAGGTAGCGCTGTAACAGACATTCCTACAAGCGGTACCACAGCAATTTATGATAACAATGATCCTTCATCACCTACTGGCTTGTACAGTCCATTAGGAGAAGCTATTTCTACTGAGGGGTATGATCCTCCACCAAATGATTTGACTGGCTTAATGAACTTTAAAAATGAGATGTTGATTGGTTTCAGAGGGAATGAACTATGTGTCTCAGAAGCAGGTGGTCCACAGTACGCATGGAATGAGGACAACCGTATCAGGTTTGATCAGGACATAGTTGGTATTGGCGTATTTGGTGGATCCATTATAGTTGGTACTGAACAACATCCATACATTGTTACTGGGTCTGAGCCGGGTTATTTAGTTGATGACATCCTTCCATATGAACAGGCTTGTTTGTCAAAGAATGGTATGATCAGTACTGACCGTGGTGTTATTTATCCATCACCAGATGGCTTGTTTCTTGTAACAGATACACAAGGGATCGTGCTTACCAAGCAAGTTTTCACAAAGGAGCAGTGGGCAGCATTGACACCATCAACATTGATTTCATCCTACTATGATGGTAAGTACTATGGGTTCTTCTCTGGTACTGACACTGGCATTATACTTGAGTTTGGTGAGGACGCATCTATTGTTAATCTTGACATAGTTAGTGCGGTATACAATTATCATATCGATTATGAGGATGACACACTGTACCTTTTAACTAAGGTTGGGTCTGATTATTTCATACAGGCTTATGAGGGGCATGCAACGGGGAAGTTGGCATATACTTGGAAGTCCGGTATTGTCTCAACTGATTATGATACTAACTTTCCATTCGCTCGAATCTTAGGTGATCAAACTGTTAGTGCTACAATTGAGTTTAAGCTGTATGGGGATGGCACACTAAGAGATACAATTACTGTTACTGACAGTAACCTATTCAGGGTATCCAGTGGATACAGAGCGCAGGACTGGGAAGTACAGGCAGTAGCCAGTGCTGCCATAATTGATAGAATTGAACTGAGATCCACAAGAGGCTAATATGGGAAATCTTGACACGACTGTTAAAAAGCAACCTATACCATCACTTATGGACATACCTGATGCTCCACTAAGAAAGATACTCCAAGCAGTTAAGGAAACCTTGGAGGTTGGAGAGGGTACCAAAGGTGGCGTAACAGATAGGTACGTTACTGTTGCGGATCTTGTGTCTCAGGACTTTGTTAATGGTTTAGCAGGGTACAAATATTCAATAGCAAAACCAAACATAGACGGACGTGTTGGTGACCTGATAGCGCCACAGGCACCATCTGATTTTGTTGTAACACCCGGGGTGTACACAAATGTGTTAACATGGACAAACCCTCGGGACTCCGACCTTTGGTACATAGAGATTTGGCTTGCTAAAGTAGTAGCTGGAGCAGCAGCGCCTGATTCAGCGGATGCTGAATTGATAGGTATAGTGACAGCACCCGGTACTATCTATAACCATACAGGCATAATGACTACGTATGATTATTACTATTTTATTAGAGCAGTTGATTATGCAGGAAACAAGTCAGCTTTCGCAGGAGACGATGTCCCCGGGTCTGAGTCATACGCTGTTATCGTACAACAAATTCTGTTTGACCTTGAGGGGAATATAACAGAGTCCCAGTTGGCAACAGATCTTGCTACTAAAATAAATGAGGGTGAAGCTGCCTATACTTATTTTGAAAACTTTGGCAATGGGTTTACAATTAAGACACAGGCAGATGGGTACGTTGTAGGTGTTGGACAGATTATATACTTAGACTGGGATGCAGCAGAGACATATTCTGTTGGTGACTATGTATGGCAACCAGATAATGATACTGTGTACTCCTGTAAACTTGAGTCTACTAATAATGAGCCTCCTAATGCGACCTACTGGGATGTGTCCACTTGGGGTGCTAAGTCTGAGTTTATAATTAGAACAGATAAATTTGCAATTATTAATCCAACTGAGTCCGGTGGAACTGAGGTACCTTTTATAGTAGGAAACGTTGGGAGCGTACCAACTGTTGGTATAAATGGTAACCTTGTCGTTGATGGCACTATCATAGCGGACGCTATCGCTACTGACGCTATCACTGCAGTTCATATCGCAGCAAATGCCGTAGTAATTGACTCATTGGATGCTGGTTTAACAGCAAGAGTATGGGATAGTTCTACTAAAGATTTCTCTGAGATTGGCGGTGCTACAAAACCAGAAGATAATGCTACTGACAATACAGTGTATAGACAAGATGCTGCACCTGCTGGTGCCTCAGATGGTGATATTTGGTACGACACAAACAATTATGCCGTTTATCTTTATGCTTCCGGATGGCAAGTTGCTGGGGATAGAACAGCTTACATGTCACAGGATCTTGATTGGATCACTGACTTAGGCACATTAGATTTATCATCCGGATCAATCGATGTATCTGGAACATACGCCCTAACAATTAAAGGTGGCGGTTCCGTACTGATTGAGGAAGGTGGGGATCTTGTTTTAAAGAATGCAACAGCTGTATTAGATGCTGGTAAATTAATATTTGAGGGTGATGCATACGATGCTGAGATGTTCATGGATGACGATGACAACTTTTGGTTTAACCCATTAACAACTGATCAATGTGAATTCTATTTTGGTGATAATGCTAATACAAAACATTGGCAGAATATTCTTGGTACAAGTCGTGGCGTTACCGCTGCCCTATCAACCATAGCATGGACAGCACGAAATAATTCTTCTGTTCATACTTATGGATCTATGGTATCATCAGCGAGTAATGCTGGCGCAAAAGCAGACCTAAAAGCTAACTTCTCAACAACTCATGCTGCATGGATCTCACTGGAAGCTGTTTCTACCGATTCGACTATTATATTTAAAACTGGCGCTCAAAATGTCATGTTAGAAATTGAGGAAGACCTAATACGGGTTGATCATGATGCCTTGATTGAGTGGGGATTTCAATGGGAATCAGAAACTAAAACTTTAGCTATACATGACAACTCCAATTGGACAACGATTCTGTATGATGCAGATGGTTCAGGGCTTTACCATTTTGAGACAAGAAGTGGGCAGATGAAACTTGTGTATATTAATTTTGTAACTGATACAATTACGTATCTTGCTGGCACAGCATCTGGTGCTGAACCAATCTTAGCATTTGATTCAGGAGACGTAAGAGCATTAAATACATCTAATGATGACGATTTAAATTGGCACAAAATAAGTGCATTTCATTAATAGGGGCTAAAATATGGCAGATCATACACTTACATTGACAAACATACAAGAAATTGTTCTTGGTAGTTATCATCGGAACATTGTTGATTTATTTAATTCTCTTATAAAAAGTGAAATGAATAGATGTGGCAATAGATTATTTGATGAACTAATGGATAAGAATTCACGCAGGTATACTAAGTCTGAGAAGATAGAAATGATGCGCACAAGTGGATTGCATGTGCCAACATATGCTGAAAGATATCCAGATGAATAACCTTAAATAGGAGGGGTAATTATGCAACAACAGCAACAACAAACAAAAATAGATGGTGAGTTTTTAAAAGGGATCATTGGTGATCAGGCAATTACTATAAAGATATATGAGCAACAAATGGGAAAGCAGAATGAAATGATTGCTGGTCTTAATCTTGAGATAGAGAAACTAACACCAAAAAAGGCAGGTAAGAAAGATGCCTAAGTATACTATCATGCCCTACACAAAGATTGATGGTATCCCTACCATTCGTGATTCGCAAATAGCGGATATCTACAATAAGATTTTTGAGGATGGTATACAGGATTCATTCTTCTACGATGGTGAAGTAGGCAGCACAGCTGAATGGGTACACTTTATCAAATCAGGTAAAGTGATCCTGTGGCAATTATTTTGTGATGATGTACCTATGGGGTTTTGTTATTTCTCTGAGTACACACAGGCATCAGCTAATTGTCACTTCTTAGTGTACAAGGAATTCTGGGGTTCAGGTGACGCACTCCCAGCTGGGAAGAATGCTATGACTGAAGCCCTAAAAATATTTAGTACCATTACGGGGATGTGCCCAACAACCAACCGCTTTGCAGTCAGGTACCTGCAAAATGTAGGTTTAAAAATAATCTATGATGTTCCTAATGCACTATGGTCTGAGAAGGAGGGAAAGGCTATAAATGGAACACTCCTTTACATCACAAGAAAGGATAGCGAATGAAGGTTTATACAAAACTAAAGTTAAACATTGATAACTATAGTATTATCGAAGAAGTATCATTTGAGCATGCTGGTCCTGTTGTTCTATGCAAGGGTGGAGGAGACACTGTAGATAAAAACTACAATGATAAGATGGCTAAGATACAGAAGCAGCAGAATGACTGGGCAGGTGAAATGTACAACCAGTACAAGTTTGGTACTACCTATGATCCTAATCAAATTGCAAAAGGATACATTGATTCGAATACTGGGCAATGGGTGAATGATACTAACAAAGATAAAGAAAGAGGAACAGGTCCTAATGGTGAGGAGTTAATCACTAAGACATTTGGTGATATTTATGGGTACGATGAAAGTGTTGTATCTGAGATGGAATTTGGACAGCAAGGTATCCAATATGATTCAGAAATGCTTGCTGAACGTAGAGAGCTTGGTGTTGATTCTGAACTTATGAAAACTGAATTAGCTGGCGCAAAGTTTGCAAGAAAAGGAATGGCTGACGCTGGCGCACAAATGGATGCAAGGGCACCTGTTATATCTGAGTACTATAAGGCAGCACTAAAAGGTGTGGATCCAAACGATGCAATGAACAGGGCGCAGGCTGATGTTAGTATCGGCATGAAGGGTGCTTCTGGCGCATTAAAGAGGGATCTGGCACGGTCCGGTGTATCTGCTTCATCCAACATTGGTGTAAACGCAATCAAGGATATGCATTCTGATTATTCTAAGAATGCTGCTTACGCAAGAACTTCTGCCAGAGATGACGCAGCTGACACAAACTTTAGCAGACTCTCTGAGGCATCAGGAAGGGGGATAGTATAATGGGTTACGGAGCGCAACCAGTCAGTTCATTGGATATGTCAAATCGTTTTTCTGCAAATGCAATCAATACACCTCACATCGCTGGTGGCGCTGAGGACCCCGGGAAGTCAGTAGGTGGCGCTGCTATGGCTGGCGTAGGTAGCGCAGCAGCTGGTGCTATGATCGGAGCGCAATTTGGTACTACAACAGGCGGTCCCGGTTGGGGCACTGCGATAGGTGCTGTAGTTGGTGTTGCAGCATATTATTTATCATAAAGGAAGGAAAATATAATGGCTTATCAATCAAGAGATAATACAGCTAATCAATTGTATACTGCCGGTATGGGGATTGCTGGTATAATGGGTAATCTTGAACAACAAAAGCAGACCGAGTTACGTACAGAAGAAATGAAAAGACGCACTGATATAGATGAGAGACGTTTTGAGCTACAAGAAATTGAATCAGTGAATCAGGAGATGTTTGATAATCAGGTGAAGTTACATATGAAAGGTTTAATGGGGCAAACCCCGGGGCAAGCATATAAACCTGATATTACTAATCCAGAGTTTGATCCAAAGGCTTATGCTGCAGCACAAATGAAATCAACACAAGTTGTATTGCAGGATCAGCAAGTTGCACGAGGTCATCATGCTGCCGTTGCTAATGAGCATGCTGCAGGGCAAAAGGCGGTAGCTAATCATGTTAATGCTGCGAAAGCAGCTACGGAAGGTACTCAGCCAGATCTGACTACTGGATTCAAACACATAGAAGAAGCATACGAAGGATTCTATGATGGAAATGATTTAATAATTCATAGAGCATCCCCCCATGAGAAAGGTCCTCAAGCTAAAAATTCATACACGATCAAGGGACCAAACTCATCCGAAACATTTGAATTTAATTCAGAAACAGAAATGTTTAGTGACCTAATGGCAAAGGCTGAAGTAGGACTTGACCCAGTAGCGTTTGGCGATGCACAGAACCAAGCACGTGCGAATATCAATGCGGATAATGTACGAGTAGCTGGGGAAGGCATATGGTCAATGTCTCAGGATGGTAAAGTAAATGGGGTACAACACAACGGCTTTTACAACAATGTGACAAAGAAAAGAGAAGGTGCCACTTATACAATTTATGATGGTGAAC